ATTAAATGTTAATTGTGATTCATTAGCATCTAATGCTGGAATGGATGCTAATTACTTTGGATATATTGCTAAAGGAATGATCTTTAATGGACATTCTAGTGGTGCTAGAGCAAGAGTTAAAGATGTTAGATTAATTCCTAATGGTGGTACAAATATTATTGGTGTATTCCATGTTCCTAGTTCTGATGTAGTTGATAATCCTATATTTGAGACTGGTAGATCAACATTCAAGTTAACTGGTAGTCCAACTAATACTAGTGTTAAAGGTACATTTGATACTGCAGGACAACAAACATTCTATTCTCAAGGTGATATAGATTCTACTCAAGAGACTACTTTATCATTGAGAAATGCAGAAGTTAGAAATTCTCAATTCCAAGAAACACAGACTATTGGAGGAGACGCACAATCTAATACAATTCAAACAGTTAGTGGATTTGATGTTGTAACTAATGTAACTCAAGATATTACTGAGATTACTAATATTACCAATATTAGAAATGTAACAGAAGTTACTCAGATTATTAGAGAACCTAGAGAAAATAATGATGATGACCCAATAGCACAAACATTTACAGTTAATGATCTTACTGGAATATTTGTTACTAAGGTAGATGTATACTTCCAGGCAAAAGCAGAAGATGGTTCTGCTCCTGTAGTATTCCAACTTCGTCCAACTGAATTAGGAACTCCAACAACTAAGATTATTCCATATTCAGAAGTTGTTATGCCTCCTGAAAAGATTAATATATCTGAGGATGCTACTGTTGCAACAACATTTACATTTAAAGCTCCTGTTTATCTGGAACCAGAAACAGAATATGCTATGGTTATGAAATCAGCAATTACTGATTATAAGGTTTGGATTTCTAGACTTGGAGAGACTGATATTAGAACAGTAGCAAGTGAAGCTGGAAAAGTAGTTGTATCTGCTCAGCCATTACTTGGTTCATTATTCAAATCACAGAATGCTTCTGTTTGGACGCCAAGTCAGTATGAAGACCTTAAATTTGATTTATATAGAGCTAATTTTGCTACTACTGGATCTGTTAATTTCTATAATCCAGGAATGTCTGTTAATGGAGAAGATATTCCATCTAAGGGAATAACAGTTAAACCTAATCAGATTAGAGTTTCTATTGGTGGTTCAGTTAATCAAAATAGTGTTACTGATGTAGCACTTCAAGCAGGAAACCAAGTTTATCAAGGTGCAAGTGCTGCTGTTAATTTAGAAGCAGTTCCTAATGGTACATTAGTTGGTTTTGCTGGTTCTATTAGACACTTTGCTGCACCTAAGAATGATGGTTCTAGTGGTGCTTATAGTGCTGGAGGAACTGCTTTATTAATTACTAATGCTGGTGTGGGTTATACTCCTTCTTCTGGTAAATATTACTTCCAAGGTGTTAACTTTACATCTGTAACTGGAAATGGATCTGGTGCAGTTGGATTTGTAACTGTTACAGATGGTGCAGTTACAGGTGCTGGTATTACAAGTACTGATGGTGCTGGTGGTACAGGATATCAGGTTGGTGATGTTCTTACTGCAGAGTTGGGAGCTGTAGGTAATCAGGTTGGAGAAGGTTTAAGAATAACTATTGTTGGTGCTAATGATGAAGTTTATGGTGTAGGTCAGACTGAATCTGGTATAGGTGCATTTAATGAGTTAGTGATTACTGATAACCAAGGTGATTGGGATACTAGTGGTAGTGCTTCTCAAATATGGTATATTGATAGTGTAGGAATTTCTACAGAACTTAATGGTGGAACAGAAGTTAATGGAAGGGTAATTCCTAAAGCAATTTCTGTTGTTGATGATGGATTACATCTTAAGATTCATCAGAGAAATCATGGAATGTATAATAGTGTCAATCAGGTAACTCTAAATGACATTCAGAGTAATGTAATACCAACAGCATTGACTGCTAATTACGCTAGAACTTCTACTGCTGCTCTTTCAGTTAAAGCTGGTACTGCTTATACTAACTTTGAGAATGTTGCAGTTGGAGCATCCAATCCAGGTTACATTAAGATAGATGATGAAATTCTTAGTTACACAGGAGTTAGTGGTAATACATTAACTGGTATTGGTAGAGGAGTAGATAGTTCTCTACAAACTCAACATGAGACTAATGATACTGTATGGAAGTATGAGTTTGGAGGTGTATCACTAAGAAGAATTAATAGACAGCATAGTTTAGGTGATGTAAGTGTAACTAGTGAAGATGCTATTACAATAGACAGTTATCATATTAAGATTAATACTACTGATACTGATTATGGTGCAAATAGAAGTAGTGCAAATTCTGATACCTTCCTACCATTGAAATTGGATAAATTATCTGTTGGTGGTGGAGCCTTTGCTAAAGGATCTTATAATATTCCTTATTCATTAATGGTTCCTAAATTTGAAACTATGTCACCTACAGGGTGTAAGATTACAGCACAAGCAAGAACTACTTCTGCTGCTAGTGTTAATGGTACAGAACCAGCATTCCAAGATAAAGGATTTACTGAGATAGCACTAGGTCAAAAGAATTATTTTGATACACCTAGAATGGTTGCATCTGCTGCTAATGAATCTCAATACTTGACTGATATGCCTGGAAATAAATCTTTAACAGTTGTTTTAAATATGCAAGCAAGTGATCAAAGATTGAGTCCAATGGTTAATTTAGATCATGCAGGAGTTACGTTTGTTAACAATAGAATTAATAAACCTATTAGTAATTTTGCTACTGATTTAAGAGCTAATCAAACTGTTGATGATCCTGATAGATTCTTCTATGTAACTAAGAATATCATTTTAGAAAATCCAGCAACTTCACTTCAAGTCATTCTTGATGCATATGTTCCTGATGTTTGTGATGTAAGAGTATTCTATGCTATTAATCAAGACACATCAGTTAAAGATACAATCTTTATTCCTTTCCCTGGATTTAAGAATTTGAATAGTAATGGTGATATTATTACACCAACATCTAGTGATGGTCAATCAAATCAGAAAGTCCCTAAAGTGGATGTATATGTCCCTGAAGCACCACCAAATCTTTATAAGGAATATACATATAGTACAGACGATCTTGCACCATTTAGTTCTTATAGAATTAAGATTGTTGGAACCTCTACAAACTCAGCAGTAGTTCCACAAATGCAAAGACTTCGTGCTACTGCTCTTGCTTAATTATGTCCTTAATTCCTGTAGAAGATAAACCTGGTATTTTTAGAGATAGTGCTACAAATGCTATTATCAATAAAAATACCAATGATTATGATACCTATGTTAAACAGAGAAATAGGATGAGGTCTAAAGAGGATAGAATAAATGATCTTGAAAAGAAAGTAGATGACTTGAGTGGTGATATTGGTGATATTAAATCAATGCTTCAAACACTAATAAGTAAGTAACATGGCAAATAACACTATTACATTTGATCCAGATTCTGGAGTAGCTTACGGTGTTAATCTAACTATTCTTTCAGGAGCAGATTTTAAGTCCACATTTGCTGTACTTAAAACAGATAAATCTGCTTATAACCTAACTGGTTATAGTGGATCTTCACAGATGACTAAATCTGTTGCTATTGGAGCAACATTAGGAGTTGGAGCAACTTTTAGTGTTGGATTTACCAGTGCTGCAGGTGGAGAATTTCAAATATCTTTAGGTTCTACTACTACTAGAAGTTTAAAGAAAGGTAGGCACGTTTATGATATTTTAGTTAGTTCTGGATCTACCATTTATAGAATTGTTGAAGGAAATATATTGGTTCAAGGAGGCATATCATCTGCTCCATCCTAAATAAACTATAAGGTAAAAAGTGTATAAATGGCGCAACCTTCTTCACGATCAGAATTAATTGATTATTCCCTAAGACAATTGGGTGCTCCTGTTCTGGAGATTAACGTTGCAAATGAGCAACTTCAGGACTTAATGGATGATGCTATTCAATTTTATCAAGAAAGGCATTATGATGGTATTACAGAGAATTTCTTAAAGTATAAGGTAACTCAAGGAGATATAGATAGAGGAAAGGCAAAGGTTAATAGTGACCCAGTTGATGGTCCAGGGATATCTTCAACAACTGCTTCTTCTGATGTTGCAGGTGTTGGAACTGTTACCTATAAGTATTATGAGAGTAGTAATTATATTCAAATACCTGCTAATATAGTAGGTGTTAGAAAGGTATTTAAAGTTAATAGTACTAGAGCAATGGGCATGTCTGGAAACATGTTCAGTTTCAAGTATCAATTAGTTTTGAATGATTTATATTTCTGGGGAAGAACTGAGTTATTAGGATACTCAATGGCTATGAGTTATTTGGAAACTATGGATTTCCTTTTAAATACTCATACTAGAATAAGGTTTAATATTAGACAAGATAGATTATATTTGGATATTGATTGGGGTGAAGTTGTTGCAGGTGATGTTTTAATTATAGAATGCTATACTGCACTTGATCCAGATTCATCTAACAAGGTTTATAATGATAGATTTTTAAAGAAATATCTTACTGCATTGATTAAAAAACAATGGGGTCAGAATTTAATCAAATTCCAAGGAGTTAAATTACCAGGTGGTGTTGAACTTAATGGAAGACAAATATTTGATGATGGGCAAAGAGAAATTGATGAAATAAAAGATGATATGCAAAGTACTTATGAAATTCCACCATTGGATATGATAGGTTGAGGATATGGCATTAAATTCATATTTCTTACAAGGTTCTGAAAGTGAACAAAGTTTAGTCCAGAGTCTAATCAACGAACAGTTGACAATTTATGGCGTAGAGGTTTATTACATACCAAGAAGATATATTAGTCAAAATACAGTTATTAAAGAAGTTATTGAATCTAAATTTGATAGTGCATATCCATTAGAAGCATATGTAGATAGTTATGAAGGATATGGTGGACAAGGAACACTTCTTTCTAAGTTTGGTATACAGAATGTAGATGACCTTACTCTTGTAATTTCTAGAGAAAGATATGAGACATATATTACACCCCTAATAAAAAATCTACCAAATGTTGAGTTAGCTACTAGACCAAAAGAAGGAGATCTTATTTACTTCCCATTAGGTGATAGATTATTTGAGATTAAGTATGTTGAGCACGAACAACCATTCTATCAACTTAAAAAGAATTACGTTTATCAACTCAAATGTGAACTCTTCCGTTATGAGGATGAGGTTATTGATACTGGTATTGAGACTATTGATGATGAAGTAGAACAGTTGGGTTATATACAGACTCTTACAATGATAGGGTCTGCTACTACAGCAACTGCTACTGCATCATATGTTTCTACTGGTGGTGTTACTCAAATCTATATGTCTAATATGGGTAATGGGTATAAAGCTCAACCTTTAATTGGTATATCTTCTTCTCCATCTGGAAGTCAAGATGCTGTTGGTGTAGCTTCTATTGCTAACACTTGGATAGATTGTGAAACTGGATTAACTGATGGTAAGATATCTGCTATTCATATATCTAATGCTGGTGCTGGTTATACAGAAGCACCTTGGTTAACTATTCAAGATCCTAAAGGTAATGGAGTAGGTGCTGCTGGTACAGTAGGAATTACAACTCTTGGATCTGTTGGTATAGTTACTGTTACTGGTGGTGGTTCTGGATATACTACACATC